CTCGCGGACCGTCAGCTTGCGGATGATGTAGCAGCCGTCCCTCAGCTTGATAGGGTACTCTTGCCCTTTGACCGTGATCATTCCGTCGCGCACCTGATAGATCGGCGCGTCCAGGGTCCCGCAGTATTCGTAAAAATCGCACGAGGTCGTCAGGCAATTCGTCTTGTCCTTCATGGCCCGGCCCCGCCGCGTCTTGCTCTGCGGCATGGCAAGGTCCACACACTCGCCCGGCTGAATGACTGTGTACCCCAGCTTCGTCGCCTCGTTCACCTGCATGGGAGGAGCGGCGGCCTTTATCACCGCACCATCTACTACCAGCACGGCGCAACTGCTCGTGACCATGCTCCCGGTCGAAAGGGTAGGTGCTTTCTCTGACACTTCTGCACGGTTGTATGGGTTGAACATCTCCGGCAGGTAGCCTTTCTTCTCCACGATGTCGCTGATCGACCGACGGACGGTTTGATTTTTCTCTGCATCGACCAGCACAGCATCTTCTCCGTCTATCGCGCAGACATGGAGCGGTTCCGCTATGCAGTCATATTGCTGCTTGGCTGGGTTCGGGTCGTTCATTCTCGGCACAAGATTGTTTTCAAGTTTTCCCATGTGTGCATCGACCGTTCTCGACTTCCAGCTTTCCAGCGCATTGACGGCCAAAGCGCCCTTCGTCTCCAAAATATCCCGAAGCAGGATGCCACGGTCCTCCGGCAGCTCGACCGGCACTTGGCTGTATGTACCATCGGGGTTGCGCTTCCCGGCCCAGTAGAGCCGCTGGCGGTTCTGTGCGCTCACCAGTGCGGAGTTGATAAGCACGGGTTCCACGCCCAGTTCCGCCGTGATCTGTGCCCGGATTGCGGAGGACATGGATTTATTGTTCTCATAAAGAAAGTAGTCCGGCTGGTACTTATCGCGGGCGATGCGGTAATTCAGGAACAGCTCCCAGCCGATGCCGCTGGCCTCGGTCTCGCGGTTCTTGGTCTGTGCGATGCTCCAATGGGTGCACGGGCTTCCGCCGATCAGCAGTTTCATTCTGTTCTCCACCTTTCCGCCGCCGCCATGACCTTCTCGGCATACTCGCGGTTCCCCGTGTCGTGCCCAGCGTTGTAGGCCGTCAGGGCCGCGCCGACGTTCCCGGCGTACTGGTCCAGCTTTTCAGCGATGAAAGCCACGCCGTACTGAATGTTCTCCGCCGGTGATAGGTCGGCGGGGAAGTAGTCTGGATTGAGCTGCATCAGGCCGTAGCAGCCGACATAGCTGACCGCCTCCGGGTTGAAGCTGCTCTCCGTTTCAATGAGGCCCAGGGCCAGCGCGTACTCGACCTTGTGTTCTTGGCAGGCGTCCCACAAGACTTCCTGCAGTTCCGCGCTCAAGGGCACATTCTCTCTGAACACGAACACCTCCGCCGCCGGTTCCTCCGGCTCCGGGTCCGGCTCAAAGTAGACCGTCTGGACCGGCTGAAAGGCCGGGGCCACGATAGTCGGCGGCTCGGCGATGATCAGCGTCTCCCGCTCCGCCGCCCGGCGGGCGTCTGCCTCGTCCATGATGCGGAGCAGGCCGAAGCAGAAGCAGATGATCGCCAGCAGCATACCCATATAGAACTTGTCCGCTTTACTGGCCCGCATCCGTCTTCGCCTCCAATCTCAGCCACCATGCTGGGCTGTTCCGCTGTTTCTTGTAGGGGCAGCCCCTTCCGGCATCGCAATTCACGCGCCCGCATCCAGCGCAATAATTTCTCTGGAACTCCTCGTCCCACGGTCCTTCCAGCACAGGGAGCGAAGAAAGAAACTCGCCCAGCGCTTCCGGGGACTGCGTGATCTTTTCAAAGTTGGTCATTTCTTTAGGCTCCTTTCATGCTCGGCGCGGCCTTCGGACGGCGGCCACGCTTGCGCAGATTGCTTTGGTAGGTCTTTTCGCCCCGCTCGGCTTTGTACTCCGGGCGGAAGTTATGGTCCAGGACCATCTCGCCGGTCCGCTCGTCGGTCTCCTGCCCGCGCTTCAATTCCGTGTACACGGTGCACTGGCTGATACCCAGCTCGGCGGCGATCTTTAAGGGGGAAGCGTTGTCCTTCCACATCTGTTCAATCTTTCTGCGGTCCTCAAGCGTCAGCTTCTTCACCATTCGTCACCTCGTTTCTCCCATTTCAAGCCCTGAAATAGATAAAAAAATAATGCAGAAAAAAGCGTTAAACTTTTTTCTGCATTTAATTTACTATGGGACCCGGAAAAAGTCAAGTAAAAAATGCCGTGCTTTTTCAACAAACTATTCTGCGTTATTTTGTACATTTTGGGCAGCGCGAAAAGGCCACCCGCCAAAGTCCCGCCGGTAGCCTATGCTTTATCGTGTTATTTCCGTGCTATTTTCGTGTGTTATGCGTGCGTTTTTCTCTTAAATATGAACGGACGGGAGCAGCACGCCCTCCGCCGCCATCCACTCGGCCAGCGCCGTGTTCGCACAGCGCCCGCCTAAAACCATCCTTGGGTAGTTGTTCATCCAGATTTGGATTTGCTTGATCTCCGCCTGCGATACCTCGGAGAGCTTCGTCCCTTTCGGGAGCCACCGCCGAATAAGGATGTTCGCGTTCTCGTTGCTGCCGCGCTCGAAGGCGCTGTACGGATGGCAATAGTATATGTGCGTCCGCGCCCGCTTCGTCAGGCAGGACCGCTCCATGCCCTCGCAGTCTGCGAACTCGCTGCCATTGTCCACGGTGATCGTGCGGAATATCCGACGGAACAGCCGCGACCCCAGCTTCCTTTCCAGCCTGTCCAGCGACCGGACGACGCTCTGAGTAGTGCCGTCCGGCATTTTTATGATGATCTCCTGTCGGAACATCCGCTCCGTCAGCACCAGGAGCCGGGCCGCGTCCTTCTTGCAGGATACCACCGTGTCCATCTCCCAGTCTCCGGGCATCGCTCGTTCCGCGATCTCCTCCGGGCGGTCTTCGATGCTGTCGCCCTGTGGAAGGTGCGCGGCCCGGACCTTCCGATACCCCTTGTTTTTCTTCTTCCCCTTGCGCGGCAGGTTCTTGTTCGTCACGCCCAGGAACACGCCCTTGGTGATGTAGGAATACAGCGTCCACTTGGAGAGCGTCACGGAGAAGGTCAGCCGTTCCTCCTTGATCTTCAACAGGACCGCCTCCGGCGAATACCGTTCCTCCACGATCTTCTGCTCGATGTATGCCGCCAGCTTGTAGTCGTTGCCCAGTTTCAGCGCCGGACCCTTGGCCGCGAGGTTGGCCCGGTACTTGTTCTCCGCCACGTCCGGGCAGTAGATTTCCCGGTCGATCAGCTCCGTCGTGCGCTGGACCGTCTTTCCGCGCTTGATCTCCCGGTAGATGGTGGTACTGTCCACGTGCAGCGCCGCCGCGATCTCCTTTACCTTGTGGCCTTCCTTCAACATTCTTTCAATTTTCAGCCGGTCCTTCCACCGCAGATGGGAAAATCTCCGTCCTTTTTCGCTGCTCATTGTGGGCACTCCCTTCTTTTTTCGGGGATAATAACCCATAAAAGCGCAGAATGTCAAGCGCTCAGAGCGTCGCAAAAAGAAATGCCGTAGGCTTTAAGCCTACGGCATAATTATTTTTCTTCCTCGTCCATCAACCAGTCCGAGGTGACGCCCAGCACCTCCGCCAGGGCGCGCAGCTCGTAGTCCTGCACCATGCGGCTCCCACTTTCGATGCGGCTTATGGCGTCCTGTTCCAGGATAACGCCCGTGGTCTGCACCTTCGCCGCCAAGTCCGCCTGTGTCATACGCTTCTTCGTTCTCATTTGCCGGACCCGCTCGCCAGATACATTTCGCCGTCCGTCCAGATTGATGATCTTCAAGTGTTCGCCTCTCCTCACTATGTGATATTCCCATATTTTATTTGACTTTACCATATTCTCTGATATTCTTATGGTAATATCCCATAAATGCGCAAAAATATAAAAAATGTGGAGGGGAGAACATGGGCCTATTCTCATTTCGTAAGCCCCCGGCGCGTGTCAACAGCTCCGGCAGCGTCCCACACACCGCCGATCTGCTGTATCCCGCCGTGCTTCCGGCCTTTTCAGAGGTCGCGGCAGGCGAGCACCGCGACCCCAGGGCGGTTTTCTACACCATCCGCTTCATGGACCCACAGCGCTCACGCC